TAAAAAAACAAAACCAACAAGAGGTCAAGGATGAAACTAACTAACTTAAAATCAAACCCGAGCAACCCTCGGATAATTAAAGACGACAAGTTTAAAAAGTTAGTCCAGTCAATTAAGGACTTCCCCGAAATGATGGAGAAGCGTCCAATGGTTTGCGTAACAGATGTTGACGGAAAGCTGCACCCACTTGGAGGTAACATGAGATTAAAAGCACTTCAGGAATTAAACTTTAAAGAAATACCTGATACTTGGGTCATGTTAGCGGACTCTTGGACTCAAGAACAAAGAAACGAATTTACCATTAAAGACAATGTAGGTTTTGGAGAATGGGATTGGGATAGTTTAGCAAACGAATGGGATAGTGAAAAGTTAGATGATTGGGGATTAGATATTCCTGATTTTGCAGTTAAAGAACTTGAAGCAGAAGAAGACAATTTTGCAGTACCAGATGGCGGAGTTGAAACTGATATAGTATTGGGTGATTTATTTGAGATAGGAGAACACCGATTGCTTTGTGGCGATAGTACGGATAGCGACCAAGTGGCAAAATTAATGAATGGAGAAAAGGTTGATATGGTATTTACTGATCCTCCTTATGGAATTAATGTAGTTAAAAATGATATGGTAGGTGCTGATTTTGGTATAGCAAAAAAAGGTCAATATAAGCCAATAGCAAATGATGAAACAAAAGATGTTGCAAAAGAATTTTATCAAACTTGTATGAGTTTAGGAATGAATGAATTTATAATTTGGGGTGGTAATTATTTTACTGATTTTTTACCTTTTAGTGATGGTTGGTTAATTTGGAACAAACGAGCAGGTACTGATATTAGAAATACATTTGCAGATGGAGAAATGGCTTGGTGTAGTTTTCATACTCCTATAAGAATATATGATCAATTATGGAATGGTATGATTAGAGAGGGAGAAAAAGAAAAAAGAGTGCATCCTACACAAAAACCAATTAGAATGCTTGGTGAAATAATAAAAGACCATATTAAAGGAAAAATAATATTTGATGGTTTTTTAGGTAGTGGATCAACAATGGTAGCATCACATCAAAAAGAAAAAATTTGTTACGGTATAGAAATGAGCCCAGATTACTGCCAAGTAATCGTAGATAGAATGATGAAACTTGATCCGAGTTTAGAGGTCAAAAGAAATGGTAAACCTTATTTTAAAACAGGCGAATAACAGACGATGCCAATAAAGAACGAACATTTAAATCAATTCAAAAAAGGTCAGTCAGGTAATCCCGACGGAAGACCTAAGAAGATTGAAAACGTATTAACGGATTACTTCTTAGCGGAGCATAATTTAAAACTAACTAAAAGCCAAAGTCAGGACATTATAAAAACCATCCTCGGTAAAACAAGAGCCGAGTTAATGGAATTAGCAAAGAACGATAACCTACCCTTTTGGGTTGCATTAATAGCAAAAAAAGCCACGAGGGATTTCGAAAAGGGAAGCATTCATATATTAGACGTATTATTTGACCGTGTTTACGGTAAGCCTAAAGAGGAAGTGGACCACGTTATAAGCCACGAACAAAGGATATTTAAACAAATAGACTTGGATGCTTCAGAAGACAACAGCGCAGCGGAAAATATCTAAATTAAAAAAAAGAGTTCGGATAGTTCAAGGGGGTACAAGCTCCTCTAAGACTTTCAGTATCATTCCTTTACTTATTGATTACGCTGTATTTAAACCTAAAACCGAAATCAGTATCGTATCGGAATCAATCCCACACTTAAGACGTGGAGCTTTAAAAGACTTTATTAAAATAATGGATTGGTTAGGAATGTACCGAGAGGAACAGTTTAACAGAAGTACACTCCGATATGATTTTGTTAATGGTTCTTACATAGAGTTTTTTTCAGCGGACCAGGCGGATAAATTAAGAGGTGCACGAAGAGACGTTTTATTTGTTAATGAGTGTAACAATATAACCTTTGAAAGTTACCATCAATTAGCCATTCGTACAAGGCGGTTTATTTATTTAGATTATAACCCGACATCGGAGTTTTGGGTTCACAAGGAGTTATTATCGGACAACGATGCCGAAATGATTATATTAACTTATAAAGATAATGAAGCCTTAGACAAGGACTTAGTAAAAGAAATAGAAAAAGCTAAGGAGAAGGCAAAAGAATCTTCATACTGGGCGAATTGGTGGAAGGTTTACGGATTGGGTGAGGTAGGTGTTGTTGACGGAGTTATATTTGAGAATTGGGAAGTAGTTAAACAAATACCTGAAACTGCTGAGTTATTAGGTTATGGATTAGACTTCGGTTTCACGAATGATCCAACCGCTTTAATTTCGGTTTATAGGTTTAATTCCGAGCTTTATGTTAAAGAGTTAATCTACAAGACAAGGTTAACAAATAACGACATAGTTAACTTAATGACTCAGTTAGGGGTGGATAAGTATAAAGACATAATTGCGGATTCAGCCGAGCCAAAGTCAATAGAGGATATTTACCGAGGTGGATTCAGGAATATCTATGGAGCGAAAAAAGGACCGGATTCAATAAGAAACTCAATAGATAAATTACAACGCTATAAAATTAACATAACCGAAAGCTCTACTAACTTAATCAAAGAATTTAGGGGATACGTGTGGACCAAAGACAAGAACGGTAATCAAACTGGAGAACCCATCGGAATAAACGACCACGGAATAGCAGCATTAAGATATTTCGCTTTAAATAAGCTTGACCAAACCCGAGTAACCTTCATGTGACAAATAAACAAATTAAAGGTATTTATAAATATGATTCCAACTAATTACAAGGATATAAAGTTAGAACAACTGGCAGGAGTTCACAAAATCCTAAAATCGGATGATGACCACGTAGATAAATGTATACGCTTACTATCTTATTTAACAAATAAGTCAAGAAGGTATTACGACTCATTACCATTATGGAAACTTCAACACTACTTTAAACAAATAAGCTTTTTATTCCAACCTAACCCTAAACTACCAGTAAAGAAAATCATTTGGCTAAATGGATATCCTTATAAGGCTTTATTAGACGTTTCTAAGTTTTCAAGTTCACGCTATCTATCTTTAAAGCATTATGTTAGTAACGGACAAACAGAACAGAATTTACATAAGATAATAGCTTTAATGTATAAACCTTTATTTAAAAGTGATAAGTTAGATGAGGAGGGGAACTATAAAGATGATTCAATGAATGAAATAAACCGAAGAGCTGAACTAATAAAGGGCAAAAGTTGCTACGATGTTTACGGAGCGGTTTTTTTTTATTCCAAAGTGTCCACAATCTTGAGCGCCCGTATGCAGACCTATTTGGAACAAGCGATGGAGAAGATAAACCACCACATGAAAGAACTAAATCTAAACTAATAACTCACTACGGATGGTATCACATTTTAAACATAGTAACGGACAACGACCCATTCAAAGAAGAGGAATTAATGAAGTGGAATGTAAGGAGATTGTTAAACAGATTAATGTATTTAAAAGACAAAGCAAGCATTGAAGCTTGGGAGGCTGAACTTGGAAAGCATAAATAAAATAATAGAAGATTTTGCGATTAAGTTAGTTAATGACTTAAGATTATCACTTAAAAATAAAGGTGTTAGTTACGGAGGTGGTCAGGAGTCAAGGTTAGCTGCTTCTATTAAATACAAGTTGACGTATCCAAAGGATGATTTAAAAATGGATGTATCAATGAATGAGTATTGGAAGTGGGTTGATGGTGGTCGTGGAACTGGTCCGGTGCCTTCAGATAAGATACTACCTTGGGTAAAGAAAAAAGGTATAGCCCGTAAATTCGCTCAAGAAAAAAAGATGCCATTTGATAAAGCATCTAAATCTTTGGCTTTTTTAATATCAAGGAAGATAGCAAAGAACGGATATAAGGCTAATCACTTTTTTACTGAAGTAATTAACGACGGAAGGCAGGAAATATTAGCGCAGAAAATAAGACAAGAATACGGTAAAGTAATTAAAAATAATTTAGACACATGGCAATCACAATAACCAAGAGGCCTCATCGGATAGTCCCTGCATTTAATGATATAGAATTTGAGTTCTCAGGAAGCAACGTAACAAGCACCTCACAGTCATTTCAAGTTGTTGTAACAATAGGCTCAACAAGTTACACATTCAACATTGACCCACATCCAACTACATTTAAAGGTTATTTCAATTTAAGACAAGTAGCTGAAAAGCACGTAGTAAATTACTATCCATTTGGTCTTGACGGATGGCAATTAGTAACTGGTGGAATAGAGAAATTTATAGTAGATATTAACGAAGTATACGGAACTCCGCCGACAGTACACACAGGAAGCACAGGAAATGTAGTATTAGCATGGAATGGTTCTTTAAATATGAGCGAACGAGCTATATACGAAGAGAATGATTTTGTTAATGTAGGGACGGACAGAGTAACTGCTTTAAATAACTTAGATACTATAACAAAAGTAAAAACCGACCAAGATGCTGTACTTTACTTTTTACAGAGCCCAGCGGATTACATTACAACGGTTAAATTAATAACTTATAACTCAAGTGGAACGGCTTTAAATTCTTATTTCATTAATAACTCTTATACGACATTAGCACCTAATAACACCTATAACACTACAAATAAATACGTATGTATTAATATGGGTGTGGCAAGTTTAACGCAATTATTTGCTAATTCTCCTGCAAGCTTTACCGCTGTTACTTCACCCGTAGTAAGTTCATCGCCTTTATTCATAGGTACTGAATCTTACTATACGTGTACGTTTTATTCTAACTTAAACATGACTCCGAAAACCATACGTTTTGATATAGATGAAACGTGTGCTAAATTCTATAACCAACCACTTTATTATTTAAATAGATACGGAGCTTATGATTGGATTAACATGTACGGAAACCATAAGAAAAAAGACAACGTAACACGCTCTACATATAACGCTCAGTTAAATAAATTCGAAGCTTCTTATACTAATAGTACATTCACGACTAACTATACTAAAAGCCCACCATTAAGTATTCAAAGAAAAGTTTTATCAAGCACGTACGAAAAGGCGCATACTTTACAATCTAATTACTTATCGGACTTTCAAGTATTAGCATTAGAGGATTTATTCACTACCGCTGAATTGTTTTTAAACTCAGGATATCAGGATTATAAAAAGTTAGTACCAACGGATACAACTTACGAGTTCAAATCTAACAAAATTGATAAACTAATTAACCTTCAAGTTAACGTAAACGAAGGAATAACAGAACGCAGACAATTTACAAATGACTAGACTATTTATAGCCGGAACTGAAGTACCTGTAATGCAGGACTTAGGAATTAAGATAACCTATGCGGTAGCGGATATGCGTACACCTGAATTTAGGGATTTTGATTTCAGTAAGACAATATCTTTACCTTCAGTTAAAACAGTAGATAGGCTATTTGAGTTTATTTTTGATGTTAACTTAGATTTACAAACCTTTAACCCTAATAAAAAAACAGATGCTGAAGTTTATTTAAACGAGCATAGAATATTCAAAGGCTCTATTCAGATAGTTAGAATAGAGATGAATCTTCAAACTGGTCAGTATGTTTATTCATGTAACTTAATAGGCGAAGGTGGGGATTTATTTAAACAAATAGGCGATAAACTATTAATTAATAACGATGACTCAGCGGATGACATCGATTTAAATTCTAATCCTTATTCTTATAACTTTAACCACGCATTAGATAGGTCAACCATTCAACGTTCTTGGGGTGATTGGAACGGAACAGGATACAACGGAAGCAACACACCAAAGAATTGGAACGGTTCAGCATTTGTTAATACAGTAGCTGGTTATGGGTATAGATATCCGTTAATTTATTACGGTCAGTATCAGTTTAACAATTTATCTCAAATGTTTGGGCATACTTGGGAAACGAGATACATGCGTCCGGCTATACCTATTTATCAAATCATAAAACAAATATTCACAAAAGCCGGTAAGACATTTACAAGTACATTTTTAGAATCAAGTAAATTTAAAAAGTTAGTAATACCATTTTCAAACGAAAGTTTAGAACCGGACCCAACAGAATACAATAATAGGACATTCTCAGTAGGGTATCATACACTTTACACACAATCTTTAACTGCTCCGACTTTAACATTAGTATCAGCATCAGCACCATATGCGACTTACACATCAGGGTTAAATACAGTAGCTTTAAAAAATCCAAGAGAATCAGCAACCACTGCTCCTGCTTATAATTATTACGATAATGGAAACCAACATAACGCTACGACGGGAATTGTAACGGTAGGTCAAAGTGGTAATTATGTTTTAAGCCTTTTCGCTGGTTCACCAACATTCACAAATAACATAACAAGCACAATAACCTCAGCAACTTGCGTAGGTGGTGCATATATTCAAAGGTCAACGGATGGAGGTTCTACTTGGACTACAATCGCACAAACAAACTTTAACAATACACTTACCAACGGAAATATACCCACATGGAATGTAAATGTAGATGTAGAGATTAGTTTAAATGGTGGGGATTTGATTAATACATTAGTTGACTATACATTCAATATAACCACATTAGGAACTATTAGCGGAGGCTTTACAACTTCATTTATAGGTTCAGGCTCTTTTACAATGCAAAACCAATCCGAAGAGATTGACGAGGGAATGACCGTACTAATAAATAAATGCTTACCCGTTGGAGTTAAGCAATTAGATTTATTAAAAGATGTTATTAAGATGTTCAACCTTGTTTTTATGATTGACAAGGACGATGAAAATAACTATATAATAGAACCATTTGTAGATTCAAGCAACCCT